GTACATGACGTCGCCGGATCCGTACTGCATCACGCTGCGCCAGGCGGTGGTGCCGGCTTGGCGGAGCGTCTGCACGTACTGGTTCTTGGTGAAGTCGGGATCCATGATCCACAGCTGCACCGCGGTGTGGCTGAAGATCGCTAATTTGTCATAATAAACTTCTAACGCCACGCTGTCGGTCATGTCGCTGTCGCCCATCGACAGGTCGATGAAGTTGGTGGGATCCGGCGGTGCCATGCCGGACCAGTCGCCGGCATTGCCGATCGCCGAGAAATACAGGATCGAGCCTTCGACCGTGTACATCTTGTTTTTATATGTTCTGCAGTAGAAGCCGCGCGCCAGCGGCAGGTCCGCGCCGTCGAAGTAGCGGCCGACCACGCCGGCTTCGGTCTTCCACAGGGTGCAAAACACCTTGTTGTCGAACAGGTCGTAGTCGATGATTTCGTGGATGGTCGGGGTTGCCTGGCCGAGGACGCCGACCGACCAGGTGCCTTCCGGCGGCTCGATCTTGTAAGGCCCGTTGGGGCCGAAGGTGTAGAGTTTCTGGTTCACCTCAACCAACCCCTTGCTGCCGGGGTCGCATTCCCAGAACGGCACGAACGCCATCCGCTTCTCGATCTCGCCGCCGGGCGTGACGTGGCAGTTGGTCATCGCGCGCAGCGTGCCCGCCGGCGCGGTCAGCTCAGAGCGGCGCAGGTCCAGACCGGCGGCGAAGTCTGTGATCGTGAAGTATGGCAACGCCGCCCTCCATCAGCCCGGCATGTAATCGATGTAGGCGACGGCCCGCGATGACTTGTCGGGATCGAAGCCGCCGCGCTGGTTGCCTCCCATGTTGTAGTTCTGGCGCTTGTCCGCGCCCTGGTCGGCGAGGATCCGCCGCAGGTAGTTCTGCGCCTTGGTCAGCTTCATGGGCGCGGCTTCGCTCTTCTGCGTGGCCATGATCTCGGCCGCGGCGAACAGCACGATCGCTTTGCTATCGATGATGCAGGTATCGGTCGGCGCGATCAGCGGCGAGATCGGAGCATGGCCCTCGAACCGCAGCATGTAGCTGATCTTCGGCGTGAGCGTGTTGTCCTCCGGCACCGGCAGCAACCTGAACTGCCCGACCGGATTGGTGATCGGCACCGGCCCGGATGTATCGACAGTGGCGACGTTGCCCCAGCGCCGCGGCGATCCGTAATTGGTCGGGCCGAGGTTGGTCATCGGCGCCCGGATGCCATACGTCAGCGGCGACCAGTTGGTCGCCGCCGTGATCTTGGTGGCATCGCCGGGATCGTCGCGGGTCACCTGCGAGAGATAGATCTGCAGGATCTGATCGAACGCCATTTCCTGCGGATAGGAATAGACCGCCTGGGTGCCGACCAGTTGCATGTCCACCCAGATCTTCAGGTGCTGCCAATTGTAGGCGTCCCAAAGCTCGCGCTGTTGACGCGCGAGCACGATGTCCAGTGTTTCCTTCGCCTGCGTTCCCTGATTGGGATTAAGCGACGTGCCGGTTTCGGCACGCAGCTCACGGCGCAGTTCCAGCAGCGTGACCCCAAGAGGCACTAGTCCGCATCCTTATTCCGGTGGCGGCGGCGATCGGCGTCCGCGCGGCGATGGCTTGAAGATCGGCTCCAGACTGGCGGCCGCCTTCGCGACCTCGTCTTCGCCGTCGTCCTCGTCGTCTTCGCCGTTGCCCGGTTTCGCGACCGCTGTGGAAGGTTTGCCTTCTTCGTAACGCGGCAGGTTTGTCTCCTCGGTCATCATGTAGTCCATGCGGAAAGCCCGCCCAGGGAAACATTGTTCGACAACACGGTGACCGTAGATGCCGACCAGGCGGTTCTTCTCCACGGTCGGCCATGTCTCGCCGATGCCGACCGGCATGATGTCCATGACGTTCTCTTCGCCGTGCAGCGCCTGCAGCACCTGGATCTCCGGCCAGGTCACCGGGTTCTGCTCGGTGTAGTTCACGGTGTGGCAGTTCTGGCCGGCAAGGTTGACCTTGCAGGTGCAGTATTGGATCTGCTTCGACATGTAGCCTCCGATGGTGGCCGGGGCGGAAGGAACGGTTGGCGCCGAACCTACACCCCGGCCGTTCCGATCAGACAATGTCCATAACGACAGCGCCGTTAAGGCGCCGCGCACAGAGTTGCCCGGTCGAAGTGATGGACCGATAGATCACGTACTTGTCTGGCGCCCGATCGGGCGAATGCTGATGACGCCACTCATCCTGCATTGCGACCAGGTAGATGTCGCGCGAGTCGTACCAGTAGCAACGCTTGGACTTGCCGAGCTGGTCGAGCGTCGGGTCATACTCGAAATCGGTTCCCATGTAGCTGATCTGTCCAACGGACACATCCTTGCCACCTGAGAAGCCCTGCATCGAGTAGTTGCCGTTCGCCCGCAATTCCATCTCGAGCGCGCCGAGCCAGTCGGATCCGCAGAAGCCCGTGTTCGGCTTCGCGCCGTAGCGGGTGAGCTGGCGGTATTCCTTCTGGAGCAGCGTGATCAGCGCACCACCGTTGGTGGCTGACGCCGTGATCGGAGCGCCGCCCCATGCCGACAGCGCGGGCGTGCCGGTGACGGCAGTGCCCATGGCAGTCGTAAAGGCGCGGTTTCTCCACCACGGCTTGTTGGCGCGGTTGATGCCGGCCACGATACCCGTGGACGGGTCGTCGGTGATCAACGCCGCCATGCCGGCGAGCGCCTTGGGATCGGCGGCGCCATTCGTCCACAGCAGGTTGTTCATGCCGCGGGCATACTGCTCGCTGACATCCTGCAATGCATCCTGCAGCAGGCCGACCAGGACGGTATCGTCGCGGCCGGAATGCTCGTTGGTGTCATCCATGTTGCCGCTGTCGGTAACAGAGATGCCATCGGTCTTCAGCTCGGAGTGGGTGAGCATGATACCGATGTGGTGCTCCTTCCAAGGAAAGACCGCCTGCGTAAGGTTCGCCGGCGTGTAGTAGGTGACCGTGTCGGCCAGCTCGTAGCCTTTGAGCTGGTCGTCGGTGCCCGGCGCCGCGGTGTTACCGAAGTCGCCTTTGACCGAGATGATGATATTGCCCTTGCCGCCGGGGAAGGTCTTCTTCTTGGACTCCATGCTGGCGAGCAGCGGCTTCTCTTGGATCGCCTCCTGAAAGGCGGTCCCCTTGTTCATCCACCAGTCCAAGGCGGCGGTGGTGATATGCGCCAGTAATGGCGCGGTATAGGTTGGCATTGAAGCACCTCAAATCAGAGGCGCGGCGCTCCCTCGCGAGCAAACTTGACTGCTTCCAGCAGTGTCGTCGGTTCGGGTGCCACACCAGCGGTTCGACCTGTGCTGCTCGGAACCCTCGATGTCGGCCGGCGCTGGGGCGCAGCCCAGCCACGGTACTGCTCGTTGACACGGCGGAGCGCCTCTTGGGCGATCTGGATGCCGTGCTCGGGCGACTGTGGCGAGCCTTGTTCGCGCACCACAGCCCACATCGTGTTCGTAACAGCGGCTTTTTTCGCCGCGTAGTTAGGATCCGATCTCGCGACCTGTACTTCCCAGTTATTGACGGCAGCCGCCACCTGATTAGCCAACACTTCCTGTTGCGACGTTCGCTGGTGCTGATGGAGCGCGGCCTGTTGCCGAACCGCGCTCGTCTGCGCCATCGCCCTGTCCATGCGTTCCCGTGAGAACGCTGCAGCGGCTTGCGTCGTCATATGCCCCTGCTGGACCTGCTGCTGCAGATCCGGGGGTAGCGATATGCCGAGGTACTCCTCGCAAAGCTTCATGTAGGGCCGAACCCCCTCATAAAACTTCACGAAGTCACCGCGGCGCATCGCCGCCATCAGCTCCAGGCCCATCAGGAAATCATCCTGGCCGATGTCGTTTCGGCGAAGATAATCGGTGACCTTGGCAGCTGCGTCTGCATTCGGTTCAAGAGTTTTAAGCCGCTGAACTTCGCCCGCGAGCTTCATGCGTTGCGAGTTGAGCTTCTTGATCCGGCGCTGTGCAGTTCGGGAAAGCTTGGCTATCTCTTCAGGTGTCGCTTCTTCCGGCAATTCCGGTTCGCTATCGCGAGCTGTCCTTGCGACTTGGGATGGCGATTCCCCTCTTGAGCCGTCGTCGTCATCCTGGCGCAGCTCGGGCACTGCACTCTGGAGAGCATCTAATAGACTACCGCCGGCATCGCCTGCATCCGTACCGGGCGAAGGTACCTGTTCGACCGACTCTACCGCGGTGGGTAGCTTGTCGTTCTCTGCCATGTTGAATTTCTCCCGGTGCCGTCTGGCACCTCTGTTGATCCTTACGTCAATTCAACTTCTTTGTCATCCGGGCATGCCCGGCATCTTGACCTGTTGCGGCATCGGATGCGGTCGCCCAGGCGGCGCGCCGCCGACCGTTGTCGCGGCATCCGGTGCGGATGGCGGCGGCGCCGCGCCCGCTCCGCCGTCCTCCGCGTTGACCGCGCCTTGCGGTCCCATGGCCGCGCCGGCGCCGGCGCCCGCACCGGGCATGGTCGGGCCGGCGGCGCCGGTACCCGACATCGCTCCGTTCATGGCGACGATCGAGGGCAACGCTGACTTAAACGCCTCAGTGAGATCGAGGCGATCGTCGAGGCGGCGCAGCGTTTCCTTCGCCAGGAATTCCGGGTCGATGCCGGGCAACTGAATGAGCAGCGGCATCAGCCGCTGCGCGTTGGCGATCTCCTGTGCCTGGTTCGGCCGGCCCATCGAGCCGGCTTCGATCTCGAGCAGGATCTCGTTGGCGATATCCTGCGCGACCGGGCTGGCGGGCCACACCGCGCCCTGGCCGACGATGCGCTTGACCTTCTCTTGCGGCATCTCGCGCAAGAGGATCTGCCCGCCGTTGCGGGCGAGCTGGGTAAGGATGTCGTTTAGGTCGTCGATGTTGGACCCCATCGAGGTCATGCGCGAACCTTCGGCAATCTGCGCCTGGGTGGCGGTGGTGTTCGAGGTGCCGCCCAGGTTGGCTTCCTGGATGCCTGTCGTACGGAGAATGTCTTCGTAAACCGGGTTCACCTCGTAGAGGTTCGGATCCACGCCGGCACCGGCGTAGGCCTGCAAGAGCTGTTTGACGTCCTGGTTCGGCTGCAGCGCGTTCATCTCGATGATCGCGTTCGCTTCGCGGTTGGTGACCTTCTCAAGGTCTTCTTCGTCCAACGCGCCCGCAACCACGGCAATGAAAGGCCGCCCGGCGATACGGTGCTCCTTCAGACCCTCGCGGCAGCGATTGTATTCGAGCTGCATGTCACGCATGAGCCGCACGTCACTCGGCGGGTACAGTTCGCGCTCGTCTTCGATGCCGTTGAATATCAAGGCGTACCAGGGATAGAACCGCTCGTTGTAGACCTCCGGTCCCGCCGGCTCCCGCAGGAATTCGCGGTAGCCGTCGCACACCACATAGACCAGGCCGTCCTTGCGGCTGTAGATCTCCCACACGATCGCGTTCGGTTCGCCGCGCGAATCATCCTTGTCCTTGGAAGTCGACCAGTCACTCATCGTCTTGGTTGGGTCGGTGCCCTCGTCGTCGGTGCCGTACTCAGTGCAATGCCCGCGCACGTCAACGCCATAGATCTCCTCGATCTCGCTGACCGACAGCAAGTACTCTTCAGCCACCCAATCCGCCGCCACCCAGTTCTTCAGGTCGATGCACTTGATGTCGGGGATGATGCGGGTGGACAGCGGAAAGTCAAAAGTAAGCCCTTCCCGTACTACCGCGCCCTGTTGCTGGAGCAGATCCTGCAGCAGCAACCGGAGCTGCTCGGCCTCCATGTCGGTGTCGTCGGTGATATTGTCCTGGGCGTCCGCAGCCAGGCGCTGGAGCGTAGCGAGCCGCTCGTTAGCGTCGGCGATACCTTTCTCCAGATCGGGCCGCATCTCCATCACGCGCTCGTACCCCAACTTAACGTAGGACACACCATTGGTGACCGCGCGCCGTACCGACATCTTCAGCATGGACTTGAACGGATGCGGTTGATTGTCGACCTCGTAGGCGTACAGAAGCTCCAACGTGCGTGCGAGCTTGTCCATCATGATGTTTTCATTTTTGACACGCGCGGCGTCCATCATGATGTCCATGCCGCTGCCGACCGCCTGGGCGATCATCGGTGACGCCCCCGGCAACATACCGCCTGCGGCCGCGCCGGCAGCCGCCATACCGAGCTGGTCACCAAGGCCCTGGGGCTGTTGCATTGACCCTGGAATAGGACCGGCTCCCATGCTCGGCATGGTGGCCCCTCCGAGCGCGGCCCCCACCGCGCCGGAAATCTGGTTCATATCTGGTGACGGCATTGCGGACGGGTTCGGCGGCATGCCGCCCGCCATCAGCATGCCGATATCCGGCGGCTGGCCGGTCGCCATCGGCATCAGGCCCTGAACTGCGCCGCCGGCCATGCCGGCTACTTGGCCCATCATCTCGGGCGGTACGCCGCCGGCCATCGGTCCGCCGGGCGCCATCGGCCCGCCGCCCATGGCACCGGCTGCCTGCGCCTGCTGCATCATCATGGCGCCGGATTGCATCAACTGGTTCAAGGTGGTCTGCGATTCATCCCAGCTCACGGCATTCAGCCGCTGGCGCTTCTTGGCCACCGCTTTGGGGTTCTTGGCGTAAAGGAAGGCGGTTTTTTGCGCCACCAATCTGAGCGTGAGGTTGGCCACGTACCGCTTGTCGTCCCCGCGCTTCGACCACTGTTTGCCGAAGCAGAATTCCTGATCTTCGCGCATGCGGTCGAAGCTCGGCTTCCAGTACCGTTTCGCTTTCTTGATCTTACGGCTCCAATCACTGACCAGCTTGCGCCGGCGATCGGGCGGATCCGGGTTGGCGCGTGGCATGGAGTTCGGCTGGCCGGTGACCGGATTGATATCCGGTTGGCTGGAGGTTTCTTCCCCGCCGCCGCCGGCGCCGAACATGCTCATCAAGGAATTGTCTACGTTCCCTACCATCCCTGCAGGCTCCTCGCCCTTCGGTCGCGGCCTTCACGCCGGCGCGTCTGCTCGAACATCTCGCGGAAAGAGCCGCGCTCGACTTCCGGCTCGATCGGCTTGTTGCGCGTTCTGCCATGCATCTTCGATAACCCTAGCCCGATAAGGCTCAGAGTGTCGACGAAATCGTCCTTGGAGCCGTGCGGAAACTTCAGGATCTGATCCTGCGCGTCCGACCACCAGCGAGTGAATGCGGGGAAATGCACCATCTTCATCGCCGTCCTGGCCTGGATCGCCTGCGCGCGTTGCTGCTTGTCGGCGGCCGGATTGATCGGATCGATCGCGCAGAAGATCTGCTTCTCGACCATACGCCGGCGCAGAAACGGGCCGATCGACTTGGTGATGGATCCGCCCTCCGCCCACCAGAATTGCGGCTTGTACTTCTTCATCAGCACCAGCATGCCCTCGACCGCAGCGTGCGAATCGAGCCGCGCCCAGACCACATCCGGCATGATCCAGATGTTGTCCTTCTCGTCGACGCCACAAATTATCAGGCAGGTTTTGTCGGCGACACGATCGACCGATACCGCATGATCCGACGCACCGTAGAACCGCATTTTATGGAACGCCGGCACAGCATCCATTTTGTTGTATGGTACGAGATCATCTGATTTGAAGAAGGCCCCATCTTTAGGGCCTGGGCGGCCCTGATACAGCGCAGCAAATCCACGCGGATCGGTGGCACGGATTTCCTCCAGATATTCCTTGGTGAACCGCTCAGGCCAAAGCGGTTCACCCGGCTGCCGGCCAAGCATATCGCCGTCTTCGGCGAGCGCCGGTAGGTCGATCTTGCGCCAGGACTTGGCCTCTTCGACGTTGTAGTACGGGTTCATCGGATCGATCAGCCGGCCGACCAGATCGTCCTCGGTCCACCGGGTCTGGACGATCACGATCGTTCCGGTAGAATCCATAAGGCGAGTTCGCAGGACTTGATTGTACCACTGCCACAGTTTCTCGCGCACGATCACGCTATCGGCTTCGGTCCTGTCCTTGATCGGATCGTCCAGGAGAATGCAATGACCACCGCGGCCTGTAATGGAAGACCCGCGACCAACGCTGAAGACCACGCCGTCGCGCGTGGTCTGAACACGGTTGACCGCATTGGCGCCTACCTTGATCTCTACCTCCGGGAATACCTGCTTATATTCAGGAGTTTCCATGATATCGCGGACACGCCGCCCGAGATCCCAGCTGTAGTGCTCGTTGTAAGTCGCGACGATGATGCTGCGATCGGGATGCCGACCTATGTACCACGCCGGGAACATGGCGCTGGCTAGCGTGGTTTTTCCAAACCGCGGCCCGACGTTAATCATCAAGCGCCGGTAGTCGCCGCGCTCGACCTCCTCGAGCGATCGCCCGATAATCCTGTGGAACGGCTGCGGCTTGTACAGGGACGCTCCGACGTCGTCGTCGAAGTTCGGATCCGGCATCATCAGCTGCGTGAACGCGATGAGATCCTCGCGGGCCGCGAGGATCGCACGTTTGCGTTTCAGTAGCTTGAGCTGGATGGCCTCGTCAGTCTTCTTCGACATGCTTGTACTTCGCCATCGGCGCGTCCGGCAGCGTCCTGATCTTGACCTTGGCCTTGGAGCTGATCGTGTTCGGCTCGACCGGCGTCGGCTGCGGGCCTTTCACTGGCGAAGTGTGGTGCGTGTAATTGTCCTTGGTCTTGGACACCGGCGGCGGTTTGCCGGCGCCGGGCGGAGCCTTGATGTTCACGGTCTTGCCGAACTTGTTGGCCATGGCGCAGTTCCCTTAGTTGAAAATCCGAAAAAATTTTTGGGCTACTTGAGCGATGGAAAGTGCATGGAGCCGCCGCCCACCAGGACTGTCAGCAACGCAATGAGGGCCAGCAGCAGCACGATTACCCAAACGCCCTGTTTTATCTTCTCTGGGATTTGGGTCACGAAGCTTTCGATCACCCAGATCGCGAGATAGATGATCCCGCACAGGATGATCAGTCCGATCAGAAACCAGAGAACACTGATTGCCATTGCGAGCATGGTAGCCTCCTAGTCGAGACAAGAATCCGTTCTGGTTATGGTGTTACGTGTACGCCCGAGAACTGTAACGTCAGTAACCCTTCGCTCGGTATTCACCGTGCCACCGCGGCACTTTGCGACTACCGGCGCTATGACCGGCTCTTCATCGACCCAGGCCCACCGACCTCTGCCGCATCCCGTCATCATCAGGACGATCGACAGCACTACGGCGAATTTCATCATGTCACGGCCTCGCGGGTGATATGTGCAGCTCCTTCGTCATTACATTCACGATGCGGTCGATACTGTTTTTATTGTCGCGCGTGGCGGCTTCCAGCACCGTCAACCTGTTTTCGATCGTGCTAAGATGCGGCGACCCCCTGATCTCAAGCGTGTTAACGCGGCCCTCCAAACGGGTCATGTACGCGGTTATCGTTATCAGCACGCCAACGGCCGCGAGGGCCTGCGCGATCAAAAAATAGACCAGCGTGGAATTGTCCCTAACCCACGATCGCGCCGCGACCATCATGGTTCACATTCCCAACATTGCCAAGTTGCTCGTGACGACGCCGTAATCGGATTCGTAAGTGATGACGATAACACCCGGCTGGCCCGCGCTCGCGTTACCGCCCGCGCCGCCGGGGCCACCCGCTGCAGGTG